GCGTGATTGACGTAAATGATGAACTGATATAGGGGGTGACCCGGATGGACGATACCGAACTGCACTATGTAACCTACGACGCAGACGCAATCCTGTCTGACATGCTTATCAGCTACATGGAAGCCGGAGGCGGGATCATCAATCCCGGCGACGAAAAGGAAATCCTGCTGCAGGCGGTGCTGCAGATCATGATGCAGGCGTTCGCGGGCATGGACAACGCCCTGCGCATGGACACGCTGCGGTACGCGGTGCGGGACTACCTGGACATCTACGGCGAAAAGCGGAACTGCTACCGGATACCGGCAGCGGCAGCGACCGCGAAGGTGAAAATCACGCTGCAGGCAACCGGCGTGGCAACCACTCTCGCGGCGGGCACGGCGCTGACGGCGGACGGCGAAACGCTGTACCTGACGGACGAGGCACTTTCCATCGCCGGGTACGCCCAGGAGCTGGAAGTGAACGTGACCTGCGCCCAGACGGGCAGCAAGGGAAACAGCCTGCTGGCGAACATGGAAATGCAGAGCCTGGTTCCCATCGACGGGGTGACCACGATTGTCTGCACGGAAAGCGCCACGGGCGGACAGGATGAGGAAACCGACGACGCATACCGGGAGCGCATCCGCACCTACGGCCTTGCCAGCGTGAGCACCGGGCCGCAGCAGCAGTACGAAAGCGTGGCCAAAGAGGTAAGCAGTGAAATCATCGACGCGCGGGCGCTGAACCTGGGCGACGGGCAGGTTGGGGTTTACCTCATCACCCAGAGCAGCACGGGCCTTTCGGCACTGATTGAAGCCGTGGAGGCAGCGCTGAACGACAAGACCGCGCGGCCTCTGACCGACCAGGTGACCGTGGCGGCGGCCACCGCCGTGCCCTATACGCTGAACGTGAAATACAGCTATGACGGGAGCAGCGGCGTGCAGGCGCTGATTACAAGCGCCGTGAACGAATACAAGGACTGGCAGGAACATACCATCGGGCGGGCGTTCAACCCGGACAAGCTGGCGGCCATGCTGTACCAGGCCGGGGCCACGCGGGTGCTGTGGGGCAGCGGAAGCAACTTCAACAGCGGCACGGTGGAATACACCGAGATTGACCCGGACGAATACTGCAAGGGAACCATCAGTCTGGCGGTGATCTCCACATGATGCAATTCGACCTGACACGGCTTGTGCCGCGCTTCATCCTGGAGGACAAAGAAGGTTACGCAATGGCGAAAGCCATTGAAACCGGCCTCAAGGATTTTCTGGCCATCGCGCAGCGTGGACTGGACACCTGGGGCAACGTGGACGAAATGCCGGTATGGCGGCTGGACGAGCTGGCATGGGAATACAACATCCCGTATGACTACAATGCGGAAGCGGACATCAAGCGGGAATGGATACGGAACGTGCAGGCGCTGTCCCGGCTGTACGGCACGCCGGAGGGCATCGCCCAATACATGGGCGGCTATTTTGAAGAGGCGAACGTGGAAGAGGCGTGGCAGTACGACGGCGACCCATTCCACTTCCGCGTGCGGTTCCCCGGAAGCTGGACACCGGAGAAAGTGGCATGGGCCACCAAGGCCATCCAGGCCGTGAAGAACGTGCGCAGCGTGCTGGACAGATACACCTTCGTGGGGAAATGGCAGCACAACCTGTACGTGGGCTGCGCGATGTACACCCATGAGGCGACGAACTATAGCGTGCCGCTGGTGATTATCGAGGACGACTGGTATATCGACGAGAACAGCGACATGCTGCTGGACGAAAAGGGCATCCTGCTGATTGTTGAATAGGAGGAATGAACCATGATTGCAACGGCCCCAAGCCTGACAGACCAGGGCAAAAGCCTGCTGATGCGGGCCATCGGCGGCGAAACCATTACCTTTACCCGCTTCAAGATCGGGAGCGGAAGTCTGGCAACGGGCCAGAACGCGGACGAACTGACCGATCTGATTACCCCGGTGCTGGCGTTCGCCATCACAGACATGGACGACACACAGGAGGGACTGCTGGCCCTGACAGGCGAGTTCGACAACAGCGACATCACCAGCGACTTCACCTGGCGGGAGCTGGGAATCTTCGCCAAGGGCGAGGACAACACCGAAATCCTGTACGCCTACAGTAACGACGGGGCGAACGCGGGCATCGTGCGGCAGCTCAACACGGACGTGATTACGCTGCAGGAAGTGACGATGATTATCGCCATCGGCGAAGCCGAGCACGTAACCGCCGTGTACAGCCCGCACCAGCAATACGCACTGGCGGAAGACCTGACCGCGCACACGGGGAACACCAGCAACCCGCACAGCGTGACCAAGGAACAGGTGGGCCTGGGGAACGTGCCAAATCTGGCCCCCAGCAACATGACCATCACGTTTGAGCAGGCGGCGAACCGGGACAACATCGCCACGGGCGAAACGCTGGCCGTTCTGATGGGCAAGATCAAGAAGGTTTTCGCCGACACGATCAGCCACATCACCAGCGGGAGCAACCCGCACAATGTGACGCTGGCCCAGGTGGGCGGCGCGGCGGCAAGCCACAGCCACAGCGCCCTGGACATCAACGCGGACGAAAACGACCCGGCGCTGCCGGTGACGGCGGGCGGAACCGGCGTAAAGAGCATGAACGCCCTGCGTAACGCCATCGGCATCAATGCCACCATCGGCATCTATACCGGCGACGGCACGCAAAAGCGGGCCATGAACCTGGGATTCAAGCCCAGCGCTATCCTGCTGACGGACGAATATGGGCGCGTATGGGACGACACGGACGGGATTCTGGGCGGAATGGCCGTGGGCCTTTACGGCATCCGCAGCATGGACAGCAGCAACGCGAACGACGCGACGATATGGAGCAACCAGTATACGGCGCTGCTTCCGTTTGAGGATCAGGAGAACCAGCAGGCCGGATTCTATGTGAATTACTACGCCGGGAGCAGCGCGGAAGAGAACATCAGCACCAACAATACCGGCGTTGTCTATCACTATATCGCATGGAGGTAACAACATGGCTGGACAGAAAATAACCGAGAAAACACAGGCCGCCGTCGTCAAGAACGGCATGAACTTCCTGATTACCCAGCCGGAGGGAGAACAGGGCAGCGAGATTGAAAGCGTGCGCCGGGTGCAGATGAGCGCCATGATTTCCGCGCTGCGGAGCTTCGGCCTGCTGAACGGATACAGCACCACGGCGCAGATGAACACGGTGCTGGAAGAGTTCGTGAACGGCGTGGAATCCGTGGAGGGCGGCATCAAAATCACCTACGGCGACGGGGACGAAGTGACCATCCCCGTGGCCACGGAGAGCGGGGCCGACCTTTCCGAGTTCCACATGAGCTTTGACACCGGGACGGGCTACCTGCACTTCTATGACAGCAACGACGTGGACGTTTTCGACCCGGTATGGATCGGCGGCGGCGGAGGCGGCAGCGGCGGAGGTTCCGTCCTGACCTTCTCCATGTACACCGACCCGGCGTTTTCCGTGATCGAGAGCGCGGGAGAAGCGGAAATCGAATTTAAGTTCACGTCCATCGACAAGGAAACCGAAGTGCCCACCGGCAGCGGCAACCTGGCCATCTATGTTGGCGGCCTGATGAAAACGAACATGACGATTCAGCAGGGCGACAACCAGACGATAGACGTGTTCGCCTACCTTTCCACGGGCACGAACAATGTGCGGCTGACCATGACAGACAGCTACGGGAACACCGCGACGCGGACGTTCACCATCACGCTGGAAAGTTTCAGCCTCGCGTGGAACCTGGGCGACACGAACGTGAACAACGACAGCAGCCTGAGTTTCTACGTGACCCCGACCGGCAACGGAAGCAAGAGCATCTACACGAAGGTGGACGGAACCATCGTCGGGAACGCGGACGTGGTGACGACGAGCGGGCGGAGGCTGACCAAGACGCTGACCGGCCTGACCCACGGGGCGCACACCATAGAGGTATACGGAACCGTGGTGATCGGCGGCGTGACGCTGGAAAGCAATCACCTGATTGCCGCCGTGGCCGTGGTGCTGGCGGGCGAAAGCGACCCGGTCATCGCCGTGAAATGGCCGGACGGGCCGCTGACGCAGTACACATCCGTCAATATCCCGTATATCGTGGTTGACCCCAGCGCGAACCCGGCGACCATCCAGCTCATGGAGGATTCGGAAGAGCTGAACGAGCTGGACGTGGATCAGAGCGGGCACGTATGGGCCTACCGGCCACTGACCGCAGGGCTGAAGCTCGTCAAGATCAAACGCGGCAGCACCGTCGAATACAAGCAGTACGCGGTGCAGGGGCTGGACATCAGCGTGGAAGAGGTTGAGGACGGGCTGGAATGTAAAATCGACCCCAGCACGATCAGCGACCTTTCCACCTGGAGCAACAACGGGCATCACCTGACGCTTTCCCAGAACTTCGACCTGGTGAACGGCGGCGTGATCGTGGACGAGGAAGGAGCGCACTGCATCCGCATCGCGGCGGGCGACAGCATCACCCTTGACCTTGACCCCTTCGCCGAGAACGCCATCACGAACGGGCTTGAACTGAAATTCATCTACAAGATTGCGGATTCCAGCAGCAAGACCGCCAGCGGCATCCACAGCAAGAACAACGGGCGCGGCATCGACATCCAGGCGAACAACGTGTACCTGATGGGCAACCAGAACACGGCGACGCTCTCCGTGTGCGAGGGAGAAAAGACCGAACTGGACATCAACATCCAGCAGAAAACCGAGAACGGCGACCGGCTGATGATGATCTGGGAGAAATGTTCTTCCTTCGCCTTTGTGCAGTACGCGGAGGACGAGAACTTCCGGCACACGGACAACGTGGGCCTGACCTTCGGATGCGCGGACGCGGATGTTTACCTCTACCTCTTCCGGGCATACAGCCGCGACCTGACCACGGCGGAACTGCGGGCCAACTACATTGTGGACGGCGCGGACGGCGCGGAAATCAACGAACGGAACACAAGGAACGATATCTACGACAGCAACGGCGTGAACTTTGAACTGGCAGCCCAGGCGAACCCGGACATGGACTGCGTGCTCATCAGCGCGGAGAAAATGAGTACCGCCAAGAAAAAGGCGGGCGGCTCCGTGCCGTGCACTATCCGCCACGTCCGTGTGAGCGGCGGCACGGCCCACGCGTGGACGGGCACGGGCAGCATGGACCTGCAGGGCACAAGCTCCGAGGAACACGCGCTGACCGCAGGGCCGAACCTCAACTGGCGGCTGACCGGAGGCATCACCTTCGACGACAACACGACGGCCAGCGGATGGGCCATGCACGGGACAGCCAACTCTGTACCCGTGAACCTGTTCAACTTCAAAAAGAACATCGCCAGCCAGGATCATATCGTGAACCGGGTATGCGCGGAATGGTACAACCGGTTCCAGCCCGCCGTGCGGCAGGCACGAATCGACGATCCCCGCGTGCGGGACTGTCTGGAAAGCACGATGTG